ACAAGGGTGTAACAATGGCGAATGGAAAAGGAACATGGGATCAATCTCCAACTCCTTATAATGCAAAATATCCATTCAACAATGTGTGGCAGAGTGAGTCGGGTCATGTGTTTGAATTCGACGACACCAAAGATAGAGAACGAGTTCATTTGTACCACACCAAGGGTACGTTCATGGAGATAGACCATAATGGAACTCGGGTAAACAGAGTAGTTGGTGATTCATACGAAATCTTTGAACGAAACGGATACGTTCATGTAGTGGGTAACGTTAACGTAACAGTAAACGGTGCCAAGACTCTTAGAGTAGAAAATACTCTTGATCTTGAGGTTCATGGTGCAACTACAATCAATCTGCATAGCAACGCAAAATTGAATGTTGCAGGCAATCTTGATATCACTTCCGGCGGAAACATGAATTTCCATGCCGGGGGTAACATCAAGATGCACGCAAGTGGAAACTGGGCAGCAGATGCTTCTCGGGTGGATCTAAACTCGGGTGTTGCACAGAGTCTTCCCACAATAAGCAGCATTGGTGGCACTGATGCGGAAATAAGCCCCCTAACAGTAAACACACGAAAAGAAGAGGCGGGCACTGTATACGAAACGCCAGATGATGGAACGCCTGCACAAGTTGAGGCATATAAGAATGAAAGAATAGCCAATGCCACAGCCACTAAAGAAGAACTTGAAGCCAAACCAGCAATAGAAGAAACAGCAAAAGTGGAGAAGAATAACGTGGAAGAAAAACTTGGTCCTTGCGGTATTCCCGAGGGCAAGAAAGATTTTGAGCCCAGCATGAAACTGAGCAAGTATTTCACCGTTGGTGATCTAACTGATGGTGGTTCAAGAAAAATTAGAGACAATGTTGGGCTACGTGCCGACGAAATCTTCTGTAATCTCAAGGCGCTGTGCGAGAATGTCCTTGATCCGCTAAAGGAAAAGTATCCTAACATGCGTATCAACTCCGGACTACGCCTGGAAAATACAAAGAGCCAGCATAACAGCGGACAAGCAGTAGACGTTTCATTCCCGGGTCTATCACGCGCGGATCTATACTCAAGGGCATTGGAACTACAACAAATTATTCCACACGATCAGATGTTGTTGGAGTACCTAACACCGGGTGGAAACGGCTGGATTCACATCAGTTTCACAACCGCGAACAATCGCCAACAAGTGTTCACAATGAACAACCACAAGCGCGTCAGCGACATTGGAACCTTCAGTAGGGTGGCATAAATATAATTATGGCTAAAAACACCCGATTATTCAGTGACATAGATTTGTCTTTTGAGAAGAATCCTGTAACAAAGGATATCTTTGCGAAGTATGACGACAATGCAATAAAGAATTCCGTCAAAAATCTTATTTTGACAAAGCACTATGAGCGACCTTTCCATAGTGAAATTGGGTCCAATGTAAACAACATGCTTTTTGAGCATGCAACACCGGCAATTGTTGCAATTGCAAGACAAGAAATAATCGACGTAATAAACAACTTTGAACCCAGAGTGGAGATCATTGACGTTGAAGCGAAATTCAACACCGATGCCAACGAGATGTTTGTTAGAATAGTGTTTAGAATCAGAAACACACAGAGACCAATAACAGTAGAGCTAACTCTAGACAGGACCAGATAATGGCAAATAATAGAATTAGAGTTTCGGAACTTGAGTTCGATCAGATCAAACAGAATCTGAAATCATTCTTGCAGGGGCAAGCAACCTTCAGCGATTACGACTTTGAGGGTAGTAATCTATCTGTCATCCTTGACATTCTAGCCTACAATACTCATTACAATGCAATGTACACCAATTTTGCATTGAATGAAGTGTTTCTGGATTCCGCAAGTAAAAGAGACTCCGTGGTATCACTTGCTCGTTCTATTGGTTATCGTCCTCGTTCTGCAACATGCGCAACTACCACAATCAACTTTACTGTAACTGGTACAAACACAACTCCTCCGTTTCTAACACTACCCGGAAAATTGCCCTTCTTTGGTATCAAAGATGGTGTAAGATACAATTTTTACACTGACGACGATGTAACCGCGGCGTATAACGCAACTACCCAGTCGTATGCCTTCAATCAAATTTTGCTACGTGAGGGAACACCCCTAAGAAATACGTTCCAGTACAGCGCCCAAAACAAATACACCATTCCAAACAATAACGTTGACACATCAACGTTGAAGGTTTACGTACAGCAGTCATCGTCTAATAATACCACAACAATTTACACCCCTGCCGATGATATTTCATTGGTTGAATTTGACACTACGGTGTACTTTCTAAAGGAAATTGAGGGCGGATTCCATCAACTTGAATTTGGTGACAACATTCTGGGCAAGGCTCTTGTTCCCGGCAACATCATTACTGTTGAGTACATAGTATCAAGTGGTCAAATACCAAATAGAATACGTGTTTTGTCCTATGGTGGTTCCGCAATTCTGGGCTCGATGGCGATAACAACAACTGTTCTTGCTCCTGTGTCCAATGGAAGAGACCCCGAGACTACTGACGAAATTCGTTTTAATGCACCCAACTTCTACGCGGCACAAAACCGCGCAGTAACAGTAGACGATTACAAAGTATTGCTAAAGTCAAAGATGGCATCTATTGGCGATCTGATAGTTTGGGGTGGCGAGAATAATGACCCCCCAGTATACGGTAAGGTCTTTATTTCCGCGGTTACTCCAGATGGTAGAACACTTTCTACAGAACAACAAATTGAAGTAACTAATTCTATATCAAAATTCAAAATAGCAACAGTACAGATAGATTATGTTGGTGCCGAATACATTGACGTAAACCTCGAAGCCAATGTATACTACGACCAGACACTAACAAATAAAACTCCATCTGTATTGGCATCTGATATTGCTTCCGCTTATGCTATATACAATGAAAACTCATTGGCAAAGTTTGACTCTATTATTAGAAACTCGGCATTGATTAGAACTGCCGAATCCGCGGATCGCTCAATTGTAAACGTAATTCCAAAACTAACCCTGTCTTATACTCTAAACTCAGTATTCAACCAAAACACAAACTATACCGTAAAACTTAGAAATCCAATACTAGCCAGAATTGGATCAGTAAAGAGTTCGGGCTTTTTCTGCTCAGAAGCAACTACTGTATGTTATATTGATGACACAGAAACAGATAGTTTAGTTTTGTTTACTATCGAGTCGGGTGTTAGACGTAATATCAGAGTAGTTGGCAGCGTTAATCACGAAATGGGCTCATTTACACTAAATGCACTTACCATAAACTCTGTTATTGGTAATGGTGTTGTATTTACCCTAGTACCAACATCTCCCGACGTAGTTTCCTTCAATAATAAGATTGTACGGTTGAATCTAAATAATTTGTCTATAAATGTAATTGCTGATGGTAATCTAAATGGTCAGCTAAAGACAGCGTATAACTTTACAAAAATCTAAAAATGGCACAGGGAACTAATAAAACTCAACTATTGGTTAGAAGCCAATTACCGGAATTCATTGCGAATGATTATCCGAAGTTTGTTGAGTTTTTGAAAGCGTATTATACCTTCGTCTCTAACAACTATAATATAAAAGTTGAATCACTTAGAGACGCGGATAATACTTCCTCTTCTCTTTTGGTATTCCTGCGCAGGGAATTGCTAAAGAACTTTCCTAGTGCGCTAATAAACGAACGAAAACTGATAAACACTATTCGTGAAGTGTATAGCAGAAAGGGTAATCTTGATAGTATCAAGTTACTATTCAAACTATTCTTCAACGACTCGATTATTATTCGCCAGCCCGGGACACAGATACTCAGGGCATCCGATGGTAAGTGGTTTCAGTATAATGCGATTACACTATCACAGATAAATTGGGATAAAGTATCTGCTGATATTCTTCGTGCCGCGGTTCAAATACAGCCCTATAAAGGTTTGTTCGATACTCTGAGTGGTGGTTTCAAAATCGGTGATGTAAACAGAAGTGGTACTATTACTTCAGCGGATGCATTAGCAGTAAACAAATATAGTCTAAATCCGGAAAATGTAACACCCACTCAAAAGACACATATTGAACAAACCCTAATACCAGCACTGGTGGGTAACCCTTCTTTTAAAGATTATATTTACTCTGATCTAGATGTAAACGATATTGTACCCGAAGTATCTCGACTGGTAATTGAAAACAAGTTTGGTAGATTTACTCCCACTATATCATATGTTGAAGTTGAAGCAAATAAGAGAATTAGAGTATTCTTCAAATCATATTCAAAACTACAGGTAGTTCGTGGACAGCAGATTGGTATAACAGGTGAAGATGGCACCGTTATTTTCACTGGTGTACACAATACAAGCACCCAAAACCTGCGAGTAGAAAAGCCCGGCAAGAACTGGCAACGTGGGCAAGTTATCACCATTCAGGGTTCAGTAAAGAACACCATTGCCCGTGTAGTTGAGACAGACAGCCAGGGTGGGCTGGTAAGAGTAGAAATTCTGGAATACGGTTTCTCCCACGATGAGAATCTTGCCATTGTTATCTCTCCGTATCCAGTGAAGCCTTCTGATCAGGCTACCTATGATGTAACCACAACCGTAACCGCGGTAAATCCTCTAACGGGTGTGCCAACTGCATACAGTCACCTTGTTACAATGGATGATTACACTCAGGGTGTAACCGAAGGTATCTACGGCGAGAAGAACGCAATTGATTATGCGGCTCTTAGTAACGAAATTTTACAAGCCGCTGTGGGTATTGAACCAGCGAAGACATTGTTTGAAATTGTACAATCTGGTTGGAAGATTGGTGACATAAATCAAACAGGAACAATTACCTCATCTGATGCGTTGTTGGTGTCAAAATACGCTGCTAATCCAGATAACGTAACGACACAGCAAAAGACACATATAGAGACGATTCTTCTTCCTAGACTAAAGTCTTTGATAGAATCAATCAATCCCGCAAGCCCACCGGCATACGCGGGCATATTGTACTCAATCATCAATCCTTTTGCTTCGGTAATTTCTGTATCTACAACAGAAACAAACAGCGTATCGTATAACTTCTCGGAGCTCACATTCGAGGAATGGGTTGATTCACGTGCTGTATTGTTCTTTGATCGTGCAGATGTAATCAAGACCAAGGGATACTATCTAAACGATGATAGCCAGATCTCAAACAACGAGTCTCGTCTACAGGACAACTACTTCTACCAGCTATTCTCTTATCTCATCGAGACAACAAAGTCAGAGAAAGAAGTTGCACAGATTCTAAACCAGTTCCACCCAGCTGGTATGAAGTATTTCTTCCAGTTGAACAAGCAGAACTTCTACAGCATCAGAGATATTCTCGAGTCATACAGATCTATTTCTACAGACGTGGTGTTCTTGCGTGAGATTTATGCAGGAACCGTTGAGGTTGCAACCAAGGTTGTTACTAGAAACCTTGTTGAAGAAGTTCTTTTCTCCTATGTTGAAGCTGTTTCTAAAGAATTCACCAAGGCTCTTTCGGATGCTATCAACACACCAGTAGAAACGATAGCAAAAGATGCTATCAAGAACATTGTAGGAGATATTTTTGTTCCTTCTGATGCGGATCCTCTAAAGAACTTCACAAAGAATAGAAATGACGATACGCTTCCTACTTCTGATGCGGATCCTACAAAGAATGCAGTAAAAACAGCACCCAATGATTCTGCTGCTCCTATTGATGTTGGCGTAAAAGACTTTGCGAAACAGGCAGTTGGTGACTCAGCATCATCTGAAGATAGTGCGCTAAAAGATTTTGCAAAGAATAGTGTAGATGCAACACCAGCCACTGATGCAGATCCCACAAGAAACTTCACAAAGGCTAGCACCGATACCCAGCTAGCCGAAGATTCTGCACCAACAAAAACATCAGTCAAGCAAGCAACAGATGATTCTGCTACTCCAGCAGATGCAAACGCGCTAAAAGATTCGGTAAAAGCAGCAACCGATACACTTACATCAACAGATGCTGCACTAAAGACATTTGATAAACTTGCAACTCCTGATGCGGTTACCTATTCAGACCAAATTGGAGAGAAAGCAGCAACAAAGAATGCTTCTGATATAGTTCCTCCAGCAGATCAGACTCCTTTGCTTGCTTTTGTAAAAAATAATTCAGATTCTTCTATACCAAATGATGCAACATATGATAAAATTGTTACTAAATATGCAGTAGAGGAAACTGCTACATTGAATGAGGGTTCATTCATATCAGTAGATAAGGAAGGCTTCTCTGACACAAACGACTATGTTGCGTCATCTGAAGACTATAGTCAACTCAACCTAACAACATACATAGGATAAAAACCATGATCTATATCCCATCACAAAATCTTGATAGTCTATTGGCAACAGGTCGTCTAGAAATCATTCTTGCTGACTCAAATGGCAATGTCAAAGAACATCACGACGTAAAGAATACAGTAACCATCTCTGGTAAGCGCTACATTGCAAACCGCATGAAGGAAACTGGTCGTGTTACAGAAATGAGCCATATGGCTGTAGGAACATCAGCCGGTGGTGCAGGTGCAACTGACCACCAACTAGGCGCTGAATCAGCATCAGCAGGACACCGTGTTGCACTAACAACCGCTGGTGGTACTGTTGCAACATTCACTGTTGGTAACGCTTCCGGTGGTAACTCTGTAACCTACTCTGCAACTTTCCCAGCAAACGGCATTGCAGCAGACGTAGCAGTAACAGAAGCAGGTATCTTCAACTACGCCACTCTAACCGCAACCGGCTCACTAACAACATCACAGTTCATGTTGTGCCGTACCTCTTTTGCTGTGGTTAACAAGTTGATCGCCGACTCCTTGACAATCAACTGGACAGTAACTATAAATTAAGGTTTTATGTCTAATTTTAGATCCGATTTTCATGCTGAGCTAGCTCAGCAGTTTTTGGATGACATTCAGTACCAGCGTTCCAAGTATTACTACTTTCTTGGTAAAGTAGATGCATGGGATGCTGGTGATGAAACTCCTCCAGTACCAGATGACGCGCAGAGTGAAAACAGTCTAATTAGATCTAATATGATTTTCGCTAAGCGCATTTCGCCTAGCGATATTTCTCTGTCTTGCAAGAACTACCAGTGGCAACTTGGTAACATCTATGATCAATGGGATCATACGCAAGACATGAGAACAAAGCAGTTTTTTGTCCTTACAGATGATTACAGAGTCTACAAGTGTCTCGACAATGCAAACGGTGGTGAATCTTCCGTAAAGCCAACAGGCACGTCTATTTCTCCTGTTCGTTTGGAAGATGGGTATTTGTGGAAGTACATGTACACAATACCTACATTCAAGAGATCACGCTTCATTACTGTAAACAACATGCCTGTGCAAAGAGCACTCACGGATAACTTCTTCAACAGAGGTGAACTAGAGGCGGCGGTTGTTACAAACAAGGGAAGTGGCTACTCAAACACTGTACAGACAAGCATTGTTATAAACGAAACAGGTAAAACTGTAGGCTCGGGCGCAACAGGAACGATTACTCGAGGTGTTATTGGTAACATCACGGGTGTTACTATCACAAACGGTGGTAGTGGTTACACTAAAGGCGCGGTTATTGACATCACAACATCTACTGGTTCCGGTGCTGTTCTTACTCCTGTTATCACTGGCGGTGTTATAACTGGCGTTACAGTAGTTAGCGGTGGTATTGGTTACGCAGCTGGGAATACGATTACTTTCAGGGTGGGAGGTGCAGTACTAATTCCAAAGATAAACGCCTCGGGTTCACTTGTTGGTGTTGTTATAAAGGACCAAGGCATTGGTTACAATCTGCCACCAACACTCACTCTATCTGGTATTGGTGGTGTGGGAACTGGTCTTTACGGAAATGCAACTGCGCTTATTAGTGCAGTTATTTTCAATGGATCAATAAAAATGGTGTCAATCACTGATCCGGGTACTGGTTATCCTGTTGGTACATCAACAGTCATTACAGTTCAGGGTGACGGTGATGGCGCTGCAATGACTCCTGTTGTTTACAACGGAGAACTTATTGACGTTATTCTTGATAGTCCAGGAAGTGGCTACTCATTTACAATCATTAACGTTGATGATACAGTGGGCACACCCACAATCCCAGCAGTAGTTGATGGCATAATTGACCAATCTGATTACGAAAGTGATCAGTCAATCATCGAACAAACTGCTGTTCCGGGCGCGATTTATTCAATTGGCATAACAGATGGTGGCAACGGCTACTCTGAAGACACGGAGTTGACAATTGAGGGTGATGGTACCGGTGCAACAGCAACCTGTGAAATTCTAAACGGCGAAATTACAAGAACACAGGTAACGAACTTTGGTAGTGGCTACTCATACGCAAACATAGTAATCAACGATCCTGCTACTATACCCGGACAAGGCGCGGAGCTATACGCTATCATGCCGCCGGCTGCCGGGCATGGCACAAATGCTCCTCTAGAGCTCTATGGCGATACTGTCATTCTAAATTCATCTTTGAGAAATGAAGTTGTTGCTACGGCAGTTGATCAAGACTTTAGACAATTTGGAATTCTCAAGAATCCAAGAGACGCAATTTCCTTTGCAAACTTTACCCAGGAAAGTTCGCTGATACTTTTCAAGACAACGTTCACGAGTGTGACGGGGTTGTTGAAAGATGAGATTTTGATTCAGGGTAACAACAGATTTGTGGTTGCCGACATTACTGGAACCACGGTATATTTGATGAAACTAAATGCATCTGGCACATTGCAAACCGGAGAACTAATAGCCGAAGCGGAACCAAGCAGAGACTACAACTGCGCTGCAATCCTAACTACTCCAAGCTTCAATAAATATTCGGGTAGTTTGTTGTACGTCTCAAATGAAGCACCGTTCACGTTTACACCTGAACAAGGCATCATTATCAAAACACTAATTCAATTCTAAGCCATGGCAGTAGACCTAAACATAAATCCGTATTACGACGATTTTGATGAGTTCAAGAACTTTCATCAGTTGCTTTTTAGACCTGGCTACGCTGTTCAAGCCCGTGAACTGACTCAGTTGCAGTCGATCATAAGCGATCAGATCAAGAAGTTTGGTAATCACATTTTCCAGCAAGGCTCTATTGTAGTTCCCGGGAATTCTTTTGCTGATTTGTACACTCCATACATCAAACTACAAACATCATACAATAGCCAACCAGTTGATGTCACTAGGTTTGTTGGTAAGGTTGTTGTTGGTGATACTAGCGATGTTCGCGCTATTGTTAGAGCCTACGAGCCAGCAACTTCTACTGATCCTCTAACACTATATCTGTCTTATTTGTCTGGCGGCGGAACAAACGGCGAGTTTTCGACCTTCCAACCAACGGAAGAACTATTCCTTGAGTCTGATTCAACAACTCGCGCAACTGTTCAGACTACTGCACCCACCGGTTATGGCAGCCTAGCATTCATCAAGACAGGCGTTTTCTTTGTAAACGGAAGATTTGTAACCGTAAAAGATTCACAAGTAGTAATCTCCAAGTATGACTCTGTTCCTTCTTGCAGAGTATTGCTAAAGATTACAGAAGAAATTGTTACTTCCAACGAAGACGACTCTCTACTAGATCCAGCATCGGGTTCTTTCAACTTCGCGGCACCCGGTGCAGATAGACTAAAGGTAAGCCTATCCCTTGCTACTCTACCACTCGCAACAGCTATAAATGATGACTATGTTGAAATTATGCGTTTCAACCAAGGGGTTCTTGAAGAACATGCTCGTTTTCCAAAGTATTCCGAACTAGAAAAGACTCTTGCTCGCAGAACTTATGACGAGTCTGGCGACTACATTGTAAACGGGTTCAAACTATCAGTACTCGAACACCTAAAGACTTCTTTCAACGATGGATTTCTGTTGGAAGAAACAGGTGGTGATAGAGACAAATTTGTATACAGAGTGAATCCAGGTAAAGCATATGTTAGAGGTTTTGAAGTAGAGAAGATTGCTCCATCAAATATAGTCGTTGATAAAGCAAGAACAGAACCCGATCACGTAAAGATAAAAAACCATTCCATTCAACCCTTCTATGGTCAATATATCTTTGTAACTAACCTGGTAAAACTACCAAACTTTAGACAAAGAGAAAAGGTTGATTTGTGGTCCGCATCAACCGGCGGTGCAAAGATTGGTGAGATGTATGTTTATGCAATTGATTTGTTAGAGGGAGACGCAACAGGTCAGAATGCAGTGTACAAGATGTACTACCACGATGTTTCCTTGACTGGTACCAATAAACTAAGAGACGTTGGAAGACTTGTTTACGGTACTGGTGGCTCCGCAAAAGTTCTGACAAAATATAACGTACTGAATCTAGACAAAGATTTCTTTGACGCAGAAGACTCCCCACAAGACACAATTACGAACACGGGCAGCGTTCGCTCTGCAAAGGTACATCGTTTCGTTAGAGCAGATTCAACTCTGTTTGTATTCCGCCATGACTCAACAAAGCAGATTCCAATAGAAGGTGACTACATTACGGGCTCGGGTGTAAACACTCCAACAGCAACAATCAAAGCTCTTACATCAACAATTCAACAGGGTTCATTACCTATGTTTAGAATTGATGTTGATGCTCTAAAGAGCATAAAGAATCTTGCCTCGACTTACGCTAATTTGGAATACTATTCTTGGACTATTGTTTCTGTTACCACAGATGGTTCCGGAGATGGCACTGTTTCTATTTCAAACGCAACATTTGTTACTCCCGACACTGGTATTGTTGTCGCATCTGGAGCAAGTGGAATCGTATCTCCATCAAAGATCAGTTTGTTGTCGCCAACAATTCTAAAAATTACTGCTGGTCCTGCAAGTGAAACTGTAAATGTTCTGGTACAAGTCAAGAAAACCGCAGTATCACCAAAGAGCAAGGTTCTAACAAATCTTACTCTAACCAACGTTGTTCCATCAAGCAGCGTTTCTCTTACTGTGTGTGATGTTTACGAGGTAACAAGCATTGTTGATGCGTCAGGTAACGATGTGTCGGGAGATTTTGCTTTAGATAACGGGCAAAGAGACTTTTACTATGGAATTGGTGCTCTGAAGCTAATCGGTGATCTACCCGCATCAAATCTAACAATTCAATTGAAATATTTTGCCCATACAGGCAGTGGTGATTTCTTTAGTGTTGATTCTTACGCAACTCTTGGCGCTGATTACATAAGCAAAGTTCCAGCATACAAGTCAACAAACAACAACAGAACGTATGATCTAAAGGAACAATTAGACTTTAGACCAAGAGTAGACAACTCAACTGGACTATTCAGTTCGGGTGGAGCATCATTATCAGACTTCCCGGTCGTAGAGAGTCTTCTTTCAACACCAGTTCAGTTCTATGTTCCGCGAATTGATTCGGTTGTTATCTACAAAAATGGTTCTCTAGAAGTAATTTCTGGTGAACCAGCCGAAAGACCAAAGAAGCCGGTTGTACCCGCCGACTCGTTGGAACTGTACAATTGTTTTGTTCCTGCATACACTACTTTTGCAAATAGTGTAACAAGTTTGATTGCCACAACAAAACGATACACAATGAAGGATATTTCGGGTCTTGAGAATAGAATTTCAAGTATTGAACGTCTTTCAATTCTAAACAATGCAGAAAATAGCATTGTAAGAACCGATGTTGTTGATCCCATCACGGGATTGAATAGATTTAAGTCTGGATATCTCGTGGACAACTTTACAAATCCGTTTGTAATGATGGATATGTCCATTAGTCCCAATTCAGCAAGTTTCTTCAATCAGAAGTTTAGCGCTCCTAGAGAAGGTTTTGTTGGTCTGGCAAATTTGTTCACGGCGAACGGTTCTCAGAATTACCAAAACACAAACGGGCAAATTACTCTTCCCTATACAGAAACTCAGTTCATAAGTCAAACAACATCGTCAAAGACGAACACACTAAATCCTTTTAGTGCTATTTCTTGGGAAGGTGTACTGAAAGTAGTGTCAAACTTTGATCTAACTGTTCAAGTACCAAGAAGAGATGAAGCTACGGTTGTGCCTGATCCTCAGCCACCTGTAAACGTTGACCCTATTATAGTGTCTCCGCCCGCAGTAATAGAAGTAATTTCTGAACCTGCAACTGTAGAAGTGCCGCCACCACCGCCACCGCCGCCGGTGGAAGAACCACAATATGTAGATGTGGGTATTGTGGCGGGAAATTTGGGGTTGGATGACTATGCTTCCGCAGACGTCGTGACTGTTCAGGTTACACAAACTACTCTTGATACCTTTAGAACCATTACAAATAATGCCACGACATTTAGCGCTGATATTGATGTTGATAACTGGGCACGAGCATACGCTGCTAGTCTTGCCGCAACAACAACAAAGGGTTCAGAAGAGTGGCAAAAAGCAGTAAACGAAGCCGTTGCTTATCTAAAGGCAGAGGGATTCCAAGCAGAATGGGAAATGGATCCGTCATGGCAACCCGGTCAAACAACTTCTGTTCGCGGAATCTATGACATTCTTGATGATGCGTACAATGTGGTTCTAGATGCGGGTATAACTCAAAACGCAAGAAGAGTCAACTAAATAAAAACTAACGCCAAAGCATAAGATATGAGCACAACTCGAATCGATCAAGTAGATGAATTGACATCAGTTCAATTTTTGAGCTATATACCGCCTATTGAAATAAAAATTTCCGCGAGCTTGATGAAACCATCAACAAGGTATAACTTGTTCTTTGATGGGGTGAATGTAAATGACTACTCAAAACAAGAAGGAAAAAACACAGGCGAGCCCATCATCAGTGATGCAAACGGCACCGCGAACATAACAATTTATCTTTTGGGGAACAAATTTACTGCTGGTCAAAAATCTATTGTGTTGACACAAGAAAGCACACCCAACACACCAGCTGGTTCAAACATTTCAAGAGCTGAAACTACCTTTATTTCCTATACAACCGAATCTCTTTATAATGTTTATTTGGAAGGGAATGTGGTAACTATCAGTGAAGCACTTTCAAGACCAAACATAATTCCAGTTCAGCCGCAGAATGCCACGGACGATGCCATAGCACAGTCCTTTTTTACATATGGAGTTCAGGGTGGCATATTTGTAACTTCCATAGAACTGTTCTTTGCACAAAAAGACAACTTTCTTCCTGTGTGGGTTGAACTTCGTGAGATGGTCAACGGGTTCCCAAGCAAGAATTTTATTTCGCCCGAGGCAATTGCATACAAGAATGCAGCCGACGTAAACGTTTCTTCTTCAGCCTCTACATCTACAAAGTTTACCTTCAACAAACTGATCTACCTTGCACAAGATAAGGATTTTTGTTTTGTTGTTCGCTCTCGTTCAAACAATTACACATTGTGGTCTTCACGTATTGGTGAGCGTTCAACTGAAACTGGGAACTTTATTACCGAGCAACCGTTCACGGGTTCATTGTTCAAAACAGATAACAACATTACCTGGTCAACGGATCAGTTTGAAGATATAAAATTTGTTCTAAACAGAGCAAACTTCAACACAAGCGTTGCATCAACTCTAAAAGTTCCTGTGAACGCAATGCCGGTTGTTGCTGATGGAACAAGATTGCAAACCTTCAACGCAAGCAACGTTCTAATTATTGATTTTCCACACAAGCACGGTCTTGATACAAATTCATCTATAATGCTGAGAGGTGAAGCAACAGGAAAATACAATGGTGCAACAGGCACTCTGTTGAATGGAACTCATAACGTATTCAAAATCATATCAGATTACGCATTTGCCGTGAACGTAACGGGTGCCACGTTTACAAAGACTGGTCCAATAGAATACGGCGGTCTAATTAGAAACATTGTAGTAACAAATGGTGGTTCGGGTTACTCAACAACATCACTTCCCACTGTTACAATATCGCCACCCAATGAAACAGGTACACAAGCAACCGCGGTTGCTGTAGTTGAGAACGGTGTAATCACAAGAATCAATGTAACAAACAAAGGAACTGGTTATACCGGCGAAACAACAGTTACAATAACCGCCACAACTGGTTCGGGTGCAACAGCAAAAGTAGTAAACAATGCTGCAATTGGTGTTCTAACAAACAGAGTGTTCAATTCTGTTTCTCCTTCTCTGGCATACAACGTTCCTCCCGACACAGATTTTTCTGCTAAACTTGAAACTACAAGCGCAAGATTTGCGGGCAGCGCAACTACAAACTACAATACCGGTCCGGAATACGGTATAAAAGTTGGTGCAATAAACAACCTGGATAACAATTTTCTCATTTCATCTGTTCCCAACGAAACAGCAAACATGGGAGGAAATTCATCATGTTTGTTTGAGTTCTCAATGAGCAGCCAGAACAACAAAGTTTCACCAATCATTGATTTGAATAAGTCTTCTTTTGTTTTCTACAACAACAGAGCAAACAACCAAACAGAATACGAATCATTAGACGCGGCAGTGGGATCGGGTAGTTTGCAAACAATAACTGTTACAAATGGTGGTTCTGGTTATACTTCAACTCCAACCGTACAAATTCGCGGTTCTGGAACAGGTGCCACAGCAACAGCAACCATTTCTGGTGGTGTGGTTACCGGGGTTACTGTTACAAACGGGGGTACCGGATTCTTTGTGCCTCCTACAATTCTTTTCATGGGTGGTGGAACACCAACAACAAAAGCTACAGCAACATCAACTATAACAAAATTCAATAGCGAATTGTTGCCGGGTAATGGAAGCGCCGCAACAAAGTACATCACAAAAGCACAACAACTTGAGACACCCTCAACATCAATAAAATTGTGGGCAACTGCTTATTCAAACAAAGATTCATCCTTTGAAGTGTATGCAAAGACGTCTTTGTCCTCTTCAAACATTGCACACGAAAGTCAATATTGGACCAAGCTTTCTTGTGATGTTACAAGAAACAAATCTGACAGACCCAGAAAAGAACTAGAATATGAATTCTATGTTGATGGTCTACCATCTTTTGACATTTATTCTTTCAAAATAGTCATTCGTACACAGACTCCATGGGATCCTCCATACGTGAGCAACTACAGAGCAGTAATTCTAGCATGAAAGTTGCAGATTCTACTGGTGCAGTCATCGAGGGAGTTTTTAGAACTCCCTCGAATGGTTTGGTTGTGAAAAATCAAGCAGCATACCAAAAGTATCTTTCTGAAAAACAAAGAGTAGAAAAAATACATAATCTAGAAAAGGAAGTCTCTGAGATGAAAACAACTCTTTCTGAGATTCTAAGGCTTTTACAAGAAAACAAACATACAGGCTAAACAGCAATGGCAAATATTGTTTACCGAGGCGCAACAACACCCTCAACAAATGCTGCTACACAGAACAAGGGTGTACCACTCACAAATACCGAAATTGATGGTAACTTCTTGGGGCTGCAGAATGAAATTCTGACAAAAGCACCGTCAGCGTCTCCTTCTCTTACTGGGACACCAATTGCTCCCACCGCTGCTGCTGGCACAAACACTACGCAAATTGCTACAACTGCTTTTGTTATTGCCGAGAGAACCAACACAGCGACTCTTACAAACAAGACACTTACCGACCCAACAATCAATGCTGGTAGTGGAACTGTAGTTCTCCCGGCAGCAACTGCGCCTACTCAAACAGCAGAGGGTTCTGTTGTTTGGGATAGTGATGATGATCTACTCACCGTGGGTACCGGTGCTGGTAGAAAGACAATGGTTGACACAGACTCAACACAGAGTCTAACAAACAAGACAGTAAACAGGCTAACAATTACTGCTCCTGCTACAAGTGCAACGCTAACAATTGCAAACGGCAAGACATTTACTCTAAACAATACGCTTACATTCAATGGCACTGATGCTTCGAGTGTTGCGTTTGGTGCGGGTGGCACTGTTGCATATCAGGGTGGAACCCTATCACAATTTGCTGCAACTACATCGTCTCAACTAGCGGGCGTAATTTCCGATGAGACTGGTACGGGTGCACTAGTTTTTGCATCATCACCAACTCTTGACACTCCAATCATTAACACGAGTCTAAGAGTTCCTATTGTTTACGGTTCAAACGTAAACTCGGCAAACCTAACAATATCATCAACCAGTGCTGGAACAAAGGGTGCAGTTCTTCTTGGTGAAACTGGTGATACCGTTCGTCTAAACACAACCACAAACGGTGTACTGACTACTGCTAACGCAAATGGTACTCTAACAGTTGACACCGGAACCTACTACAAAGCAGGCGGCACGGACGTTGCTATTGCTGATGGTGGTACTGGTCTAAGCACAACTCCTACAGCTGGTCAACTTCTAATTGGTACTAGCGCAAACAATTATACTCTGGGCACACTGACTCAGGGTACCGGAATTACAGTAACAAATTCTTCTGGTAGCATTACCGTTGCAAACTCTGGTGTAACTAGTCTCACGGGAACTGCAAATAGAGTCACAGTAAGCGCATCTAGTGGTGCAGTAACATTGTCGGGTCCCCAGGACCTTCACTCTGCTGCAACACCATCATTTGTTCAGGTTAACCTAACAAACGCACCAACAAACGCGGGTCATGCAGCTACAAAGGCATATGTTGATAGTATTGCACAGGGTCTTGATGTAAAGCAATCTGCTCGTGCAGCAACAACAGCAAACATCACGCTTTCCGGTACGCAGACAATTGATAACGTTGTATTGGTTGCTGGTGATAGAGTTCTAGTTAAGAACCAAGGAACTGCATCTCAGAACGGTATCTATGATGTTGCCGCGGGTGCATGGACACGTTCTATTGATATGGACGTTTGGTCCGAAGTTCCCGGTGCATTTGTATTCGTTGAAGAGGGTAATACACTAGCAGACACTGGTTGGGTAGCCACAGCAAACCAGGGTGGTACACTAGGCACAACCAACATTACCTGGAACCAATTCTCGGGTGCTGGCACATACACAGCCGGTGGTGGTATTGGTCTAACAGGAACCACATTCAGCGTTGCTGCTGGTACTGGTCTAGTACAAGATGCCGATGGCATTTCACACGCCGACACATCATCTCAGGCATCAGTAGACAACACCGGCAATACGTTCGTCCAAGACATCACTCTTGATGGATTTGGGCATATTACTGGCATTGCGTCAGCCACAGTAACAATTGGTGATGGTGCAATGACCGTCACTGCTGGTGCTGGTCTAACAGGTGGTGGTCAATTAGGAACAGCAAATCAGTCTGGTGCATCTAGCATTACCATTAGCCACGCCGATACAAGTTCTGTAACCGATCTAACTGCTGCCACAAACACCTTTATTGCAGCCCAGACATACGACACTTATGGTCATGTGCTAACACGCACAACCGGAGCAGTAGACTTTACGGTTGCTGCTAACCATGCCTTCCAAAACTTTGCTATTGGTGCAGATTCTGGTTATACATGGGGCGTTGCTAATACAAACACAACCCAAGCAGCCGAGTCTAGCAGTGACACATTGACCCTTGTCAATGGCGGTGGTATCAATCTGTATACCAACACAGTCGCGGGCACTGATGCTATTAGAATTGAGCACGCAGATACTAGCTCAGCAACCAACCTAACCGCTGCTGGTAGAACCTATGTAACTGGTCTAACATTTGACACTTATGGTCACGTTACTGGTTATACAACAGGCACAGAAACTGTAGTAGATACAAACACAACCTACTCAAAAGCAACCAGCACTGTATTGGGTCTAGTTGAGTTGGGTTCCGACACTGTACAGACTGTTGCTGCAAACGCAGTAACAACAACCGCAAGCAGAAGCTATGCTATTCAGCTCAATGCAGCTGATCAGATGGTGGTTAACGTACCCTGGAATGATCCAGCAAATGGTACATTGACTCTTGCAGTATCTGGTACTGGTCTAAGTGGAAGCGCATCGTTTACTGCAAACCAAAGTGGTAGCTCAACATTCACTGTAACCAGCAACGCTACTTCAGCGAACACGGTAAGCACAATAGTTGCTCGTGATGCTAATGGTGACTTTACTGCCGGGGTTGTCAATGCCACTGACTTCAACTCAACATCAGATGCAAGATTGAAGGAAAATATTTCCAGCATCTCGGGCATTGATCTACTAAATAATCTAAACCCAGTTCAATTCAACTGGAAAGATTCGGGCAAGAAGTCATACGGTTTGATTGCCCAGGAAATTGAGAACATTCTACCAGAACTGGTGAACGAAAGAGAAGACGGCATGAAGGGTGTATCATACATTCCAATCATCGCCATGCTAGTAGACGCTGTAAAGAAACTAGAATCTAGAGTAAAAGAACTAGAATCTAACTAAA